TCATCGTGCCAGCGGTTGCGGGGTTGATCGTTACCGTGCCGGTTCCGGTCGGAGCAATCGATACGGCTGCGTTAGCAGGGTTGATATTCGTTGCAACTTCGAGCGACAGGTTACTACCGCCACCCGAGCCCCATGCTAATTGACTCGTACCGGAGGCGTTTCTCAGTTGACCACCCGCGCTACCTACTGCGTCGACATAAGGCGAGACAACTTTAGTCGTACCCGTTAAAGTCGTAAACGTACCGGCAGCGGCAGAGTTCGCGCCGATAGTCGTTCCGTCAATCGAACCCGAGTTGATATCAACGTTCGTGACACCCGCGGTCATTCCTGCGCCGACGAGTGCGCTGGCGGTGATCTTTTTTGTCTCCGTTGCGCTCGTGTCCACAATCGGGAGCACGTCCGTTGATGCGGCTACGTCTCCTTGGGCGAGCGATGTCAGTGCGCTGATTTTTTTATCGGCCATGCGTTATCTCCATCCGTTCATCCACCCGCCGCGAGAAGGCACGGGGCGACGTTGTGGTTTTTGCGGTTGTACTGTGACTTGCGTTTCGGTAACTGGTTCGACCTTGCGGTTCGGCAATATCATCGGCCCGTTGCGCCCTATGAACGCTGCGTAGGCGTAGACCAAGCAGTCGAGGGCTTCCGTGCGACTGCCCGAGGAGCGCGGCTTATAAGACCGCACGCGCCGCCCCTGCACCATGCGATAGATCAATGTCTCGGCGGTCAATTGGTCAAAATAGACCTCATCGACCGAGACGGGAAAATGAATGTATCCCGCCCCCGGTTGGTGTACGCGCTTCATGCGTCCGTACAGCACGTCTTTGGCTGTATCAACACCGACTATAAAAACCTGCGCCGAGGTTTTCCCTGCCCGTCCCGCTGACTTCGGCCAGATCAACCGACCGAAGCCACCGGCTCCCTTGATCGCCCACACGCGCCGCGCTTTGCGTTTGGCGCAGTAGGCGTAGACTTGCTGCGTGAAGTGTCCGCCCGAGTCGATAGCCTGTGCCTCGATCAGTAGCGGTCGTCCGTCCTCGGTCTCGCGTTTGCGAGCCATGTATCCGTCAAGATCGTGCCACAGCGAATCGCTGCCAGGATCACCTCGCAGTACGCCGTGCTCGACAATCCATGTCTCCTCGTCCTTGCCGAAGCCGACGATAGTTACCTCTAGCCGGTCGTCCTGTACGTCTACGCCAGCCGTGAGCATCAGCACCTGTTGTGGGATGCTCTGTGCGGTGTACGGTTCGCGTCGCTGCGCGAGTCCTACCGTCTCCACCTGTTCGCCGCGTTCCTCGTAGGTTTCCCCAAGCGCCGTGTTGATCCACGTTTGCAGTGTTTCGGGAAACCTTTTTGCTTGAATGAACGCGACCGCCATCTCCGCCCATGTAGACCACGGCGAATAAAGTTCGCTTATGTGGAACGATGCGATACCCGAGAATGGCTTGCTCCCGCGCCACTCGCCAGCCTGCAGCATCTCCGCCTTGTCCGCTTCGGTCAGCATTGCACCGCACGCCACACAGACGTACTCGGCCAACTCTGGCTGACCCTCGGGCCATTTAACCTGTGCCCACACGAGCCGCTGGAACTCGCCGCAGTGCGGGCATGGCACATAGTAGAACCGCTGGTCGCCCGACTCAAAACCGGCCTCGATGCGGCTCGATCCTTTGATGGTCGGGGTCGATCCTGCCAAGACTTTGCGACTCCAAAACGTAGCCGTTCGCTTTCGGCCCAGCGAGATCGGGTCGCCCTCTGTGCCCGCGCTCGACGGATACCTGTCTACCTCATCGAATAACACGATCCGAATGGGCCGCGAGGCCAGGCCCGAAGGGCTGTTCGCTCCGGCCACCGTCAGATGCCCGCCGGTGAACTTCTTGTGCAGCAGCGTGTTGCCGCTGTCGCGTGCCTTGGGGTCTGCGATCCGCTCGGCCAGTGCTGGCGTGTCCCGCACCATCGGTGCAAATCTGTCTTTGCTCCACGACTCGGCCATCTCTAGCGTCGGCTGCACGAGCAGCATCGGCGCAGGGTCTTGGTGAACGTGATACCCGATCACGTTGTTGAGGATCTCCGTCCACCCTACTTGTGCGGATTTCTGAATCCAGACCTCTTTGACCGTTTCATCCGTAACGGCATCCATAACGCCGCGTTGGTACGGTGCTCGAGATGTGCGCCATACGCCGGGTTCGGCCGCGCTCTCACTCGATAGTTTCCGGTACCGATTCGCCCATTCCGAAATCGTCAGTTTCGGTGGCGGGTTCCACGTTCTCGCCGCTCGGGTCAATGCTTTCGATACGCTCGACGTGAGAGGTATTCTCTGCGAGTTCGACGAGAGCGTTGTCGACTTCCTCGCGGATACGTCCTGCGATGATGTTTGCATTCGTTTGGTTCACCAACTGCGGGGCGAGTTTCGTCGGCATCGCCAGCAGTTTCGCTTTAGCACTCGATATATGGTCGGCCCAAGTATTCACGACGTCATCGAGGTACACCAGTTCGCCTCGGCTGATCGCGTTCTCGATAGCCAGTTTGTCACCTTGCTCTCGCGCCAACCGAGTCTTTTCGGCCAATAGGTCGGGCGTATCTGGGTTGACGTTCGGCCCGCGCTTTTCCAGCGCAGCCTGTAGGTATCGGATATACCACGCCATGCAGGGGCCGAGTTCGTATTGACCGCGGCCTACTGTCGGTAGTCCCTCTGCCTTTAATTGCTGTACGCGGCGCGGTGTGAGGTTTAGCGCCTTCGCTACATCGTGAACATCTACGCTCATGAGTGGAGCGTGTGGGTCGGTACTGCCCCGCCGCTATCAGAGGGGAACTCTGAAGGAGCCTTTGTCACACGCACGCCTTTATACATCTTTGCGCCGACTTTCTCTATCTTCTCAAAAGGAATCAAAGGAACAGTCAGCCTTGCCTTTGATTCTTCGTTAAGAAAATAAATGTATCGTAACTGGTAACCCTCTATGGGTTTTGCGCCGAACTTTTTTGCCTCTTTTAGTGCTTCAGTTCCTAAAAGTTTTTTTCCAAATTTTTTCAACTGCCAATCAAATGCGGTCTTGATTCCTATGTCTGCAATGGTTTCCCCATCTGGGAATTTCCATATAGTTTTGTTTTCTCTAATTCCGCAAAGTTTAAATCCGCTAGCACGATAAATTGTTCCGTCTCCGCATTGCGTAGCATCAGAAAACGAAAGTATCCACTCTATGTGCGGATAATTTTTCTTTATCATCTTCAGCGAAATTGCTATTGCACGACTTTCAGAGTTTCTCGGCAATGCCTCTGAAAAAGCCATTCTGTTAAGTTCAAGAAAACCGTTCCAACTAGTGTTCGATACAAGAGCCTGGGTTTTTCTTTTATCCAGCGACGGGCCGAATTGCAACGCTCCTTCAAGTCTACCGTTAAGAAAGACTCCAAGATGCAGTTGTGAATTAGGCGCTACCTTTCCGCTGTAATGCACTCGTTGAATTAAGGCATTAGCATCTTTCGCTGAAATTGGCGAAACAACTATATCTTTAGCCGATGCCATGACTACTCACGAAAGTTTCGCAAATTCTAGCCAGCGCATTTCCGTTCCGATTCTCGTTTGGCGAATCATAGTCTCCAAACTTGTGCGCCGCCTCAATCGCAGCCTTTACTTGCTGCGCTTGCTCATCATGCAGAACAAAAGTCATCTGCTGGAATGGTTCGCGATCACCGCTTGCTAATTCTGGCATTTCAGCCAATGGCTTCACGTCCGGCATTAGGTCTGTAAGTTGCAATTCGGAAAGGCCTGTTAACGATAGATCGTAGCCTTCGTCTTTTAAGTCTCCAATTTCCACTGCCAGCAACGCATTGTCCCACTCGGCTTCCTCGCCGACTCGGTTATCGGCGATGCGATAGGCCTTGATCTGTGCGGGCGTCAGTCCTTCCGCGATGTGGACGGGAACTTGCGTGAGGTTTAACTTCTTCGCCGCCAGCAATCTAGTGTGGCCGACGATGACCGTCAGATTTTCGTCCGTAACTATGGGCTGTCGGAAACCGAACTCGCGTAAAGACGCGGCAACCTTATCGACCGCATCTGCGTTTTTGCGCGGATTCCTCGCATACGGGATCACGCGCTCGACGTCGACCATTTCGATTTTCACGGTGAAACGAAATCCGTTGGTAAATTGCTGTCGCTAGGAAAACATCGGGGTCCGAATTAC